ATATCTTGAAACACGCGTCGTTGCGCTTGTTTGTTAATGCCTCTATCACCACCGACCAATGTGTTATGCCCCGATGTTGATACTTCGCCGGAGTAGATACCGTGTAGAGCGTTCGCAAATCCTTGTGTGTGGCGTGTGAGCCAACCGCGCGCATTGTTACCGAGTATCTTGTTGATAACAGAATCATCGTAATGGTGTTCGTGTGTACCCTCCCCCGAATTCCCCGCACCGTCAAAGAACCACTCTAACACTTTGAGAGCATCCTCGTATTCAAGCAACGGTAATCCGAGATAAAACGGTAAGAAACCACATACTCTTTGCGCGTTTTGAGGATTGGTTGTTTTCGATTTGAGTGTTTTAGTGGCCTGTTTGTATTGCTCACCTGTTTTTAGTCCGTCCTCATCCGTCTTCGTTTTCCATATCTCATCGCGAGGAATACCACGCAATTCCCACATCTTGAATTGAACAGCCTGTCGCATGTACGCGTCTTCTTGTAAACGACGTTCAACTTCGCTTTCATCTATACCGCGCGCTTCTGCTATTCGTTTAATTCTGTCAGCGCTAACACGAATTGGCGAAGAGTATTTCGACAGGTATTCTTTTTTGAATCGCCTCTTCAAGTCCTTCACTTGCTTTGTCCAAGACGCGTCGCCTTGCGCTCCTGTCCATTTACCCATGTTCTGTTTCTTACCCATAGTTATCGGGTCAAGTTGCAAATCACTCATCGCTCTATCCATTGCTTTGTAATTCGTTACACCATCGGTTCTGTCAATGAGTGACGTGACGAACATTGTTATCATGGGTGAAGAAGCCGATGATGTCGGTGACCCCCTGCTTGTGTGAAACATGTTTATGTCGTGAATAGGATGCGGTTCAGCATCCGCCGGTGTACCCGCGCGTGGTACTGTTTGAAACTGTGCCGCGTAAGCGCGCTCAAGCAACTTTCTTCGCAGGGCAGGGTCATCTTTACTCGCGCGCCATTGGTCACCGTTGAAAATTTCGATACCTCTTTGCGGGTGCTTTTTACCAAGCGCGTATTGACTTGCACGACCTGTAAGCATCTGTGTTTGCTCACCCAATCGACTCGGTTCAAACTCAGCAATTCGCGCTTTTTCTAAATGCGAATGAACGTTGTAAATGAAATGGGGTACGGTGATACTATGATGGTGTAGATTGTTAGCGCTGAACGCGACATCCGCCGCTTCGTTGAGCGCGTCTTCGCCTTGAAGATACGATTTAATGAACTCGGTTACGGTTCGCGCGTGATATGATGTAGGACTATCCTTCGACACACCACTCACCACCTCAACTGAAATAATCGGTTATGCTAAACGCGCTCGGAGGACTCTTTTCGGGGTCACCACCGGCCTTGTTTTCGTGTGCGGGTAGAGCGTTGTCGTGTGGATTCGCTTCAATAAGCGTAACATTCTCAGTCTTTGGTGCGTCTTTCTTCACGTCTTCGACTTCGATATTTTGTTGGTTTGTCCAATAGTAACCCGGTTGAACGGTTTCTACACCGCGCACACTTTGAAACGCGTCAGCATTCTGTGAGCCAAATTTGCCTTCAACGGCTTTGGCTTCTTTGAGTAGTGCTTCTAAATCGGGTGCGTTTTCACCTGCTTCGACTTTCATTGGCTTCATTGGTCAATCCTCCTTCCTTCTGCTTGCGCGGCAACATTAGCCATCGCGTGAATTTCATCCCATGACATCTCATGCCACTCTTCGTTTGAGTTTGGCATAGCGACACCCATGCTTTCGTTTACACCATCACCGGCTTTTGCAATAACTTCATCGCGCTCACCGCGTAGTGGGTCGCCCCATGCATCTTCGGTAGCAGGTGTTACTGCCTTAACAAAGCCCGATTTGCGGAGAAGCGCTTGAGGGTTCGATACTTGTTTACGCAACATGCGCACTTCGGCATCCATGCTTTCCATCTTGCTGATGAGTGCTTTCATCAGCAATGTAGCATCAGATTCCTCATTCGTCAAGAATCACACCTGTCCTTGCTTTGTAAAAACGCCACCGATTCTGTCCGGTCCGATATAACCCATTGGTCGCGCTTCTCCTTTAGCAATGACATTTTCAATACTGTTGAATTGAGCAACCGGGAAACCTCCCGCGAACCTGTCGTTAATTCCTGTAATCTTAACTTCGTTTTGTGATTTGTAAATAGCGGTCACATCATCAGCGAGGTAATCGCTTGTTGTTTGAATACTTCGCAAAAACTGTTCTGCTGATACAAGGTCATTATTTGATAGCGCAACTTTGAACTCGGCCATAGCCGTTTCTAATTTGCGCACCATCGGGTCCATCTTGTTGAGAGAGTCGCTCATAACTAAGGCCATTACCGCGCGACCTTTCAATGTATCGCTTATCAAAACCCACTTTCTTGGTTCTTGCTTGTAGGGTCTTTTGCGGCTTCTACTGCATCAAGTGCCTGTTCAGTAATTGTTTTTTCCGACCCTCTTTGGTTCTTTTTAGAACTTGGCGCGCCACTCAAATGTGATTCGGATGAAACAGGTGCGGGTCCATTATCGCGCATGCCTGTTCCTTCACCAAGTCCAACCATACCGCCTTTCTCCATCATCATAATTTGACCTCCGGGTGGCGCTCCGCCTTGTGGTGGTAGCCCCCCGCCACCTTGAGGCATCATCGCACCGCCCATTGGAGGTGAGCCTTGTTGTGGAGGTGGCATTGGCATACCGCCTCCCGGCATTGGAGGTGGCATTCCGCCCGGTGGTGGCGCTCCGCCCGGTGGTGGTGGCGCTCCGCCACCACCGGCAGGAGGTTGTTGAGGTTGAGGTTCGGGTTTAGAATACACAAAGCGTATATCGCGCCCTGCATCTTCTGTAAGTTCTGCTTGAAAGCCGAGCGCTTGCATACGCTGTGCGATGTTGACTTCTTGCTCATCGCGGCGTAATCTTGTCACATCGTCTTCTTCTTCATTCGGATAGAGTGTCAATTCCCAATCATTAACACCCATTGCTTCAAGCAATCGCGGGAATATACTCTTAGCATATATTTTCTGTCCGTATTCGACAGCGCGATTTGTGACAAGTATCTGCATACCCTCGTTGTTTAGACCGCCGGACTTTCCTGCATCCATCATGAATATACTCGATACTCCATAAAAAGCCGCTATGCGCATTCTTACTTCATCACGAACTTGCGCGTATTGCATTTCGTCAAGTGAATCCATAAAGCGAACGAACTCTACTTTACCACGACCCGATGCTGATTCAATACCAACCTTCGGGATATAATG